GCAACAGTCTGCCCCGGTGCGGTAACAGGCGTTGTGCCTGCTACGTCTGTGAAAAGAGTGGAGAGGTCGGAGGGGTCAGCAAGGATGCCTTGCTCGCCAGCGGCGAACAACGTGGCGGGGTTGAATGACAGGCCAAGAACCGCCCGAGTGGTCAGCGAAAGCCCGAGGCCGATCATGCCATCACCTCAATACAGCGCGACGATAAGCGTAGCGGTTGTGTCAGGCGCGCCCAGAACGCGGCGACAGGCCACGGGCAAAACCTGCCCCGCCTGCAAGCCCGTGAATGTCACTGTGTCGCCGCCCGTGGTGGTAACGCGCACATTTCCTGCGCCGCCGATATACAGCGCACGGCAGAACGTGGTCAGGTCAGCCGCGCTATTTGGCGTAACCGAGAAGGCGTTGCGAGCGGGGCCGGAAAAGCCCGTGGCGTTTGAAGCAAAGGGGTCAGACATGGGCAAGCCTCCAGGCGGTTTGCGTTATAGTATCACATATCATGCGACGCGACTAGCGCCCGCGCCCGTTCCAGATCGGCGTCATATGCGGCTTTGCAGTGATCGTCTTGCCAAAAGAATAGCGCGTTGATCACGCGCCGCAGCTTCCGCCAGTTCTGCCGATGCGCCCTGCCGGAGATGCTTTCATTCGCGGTTGTTTCGGCATGGCGCGGCATCAAGGCCACGTTGGCAAGCTGCGACAGTGCGTCGCCGATCTTGACCAGCCTGCTCATTGCCACCACCGATCATCAGCGAAATCGTCTGGGATAGGCTCCATGTTGCGCAGTTGCTTGGCTGCAAAGACAAGCCGCGTCTCCACTGCCGCAGCCGCCTGGCCGAACGCAAAACAAGTCTGAGCGTCCATCGGCGTGATCGTGTTGTCGGATGCAATCCAGCCGAAGTCTTGCTCCGAATTGGCCCAGCGCAAGTTGCCCGGCTGCGCACCGCTAGCAATGGCAAATCCCGCCAAGGTTGCCGCTCCGGTGATCCGTTGCAGGCTTGTCTGATCGCGCTGATACATCTTGCCCTGAAACTCGAAGTCGGCAGCAATGCGGCGGTCGCGTTCTGCGTTTACGTCATTCGAACTTGGGGGCGGAAAAGCCTGTTCGATTTCATCCGGCGTCATGTCACGCACAACAGTCTGTCCGGTTTGCGCGTCAGTCAAAACGACTTGGTAAGCCATTACCTAACCCCCCATACAGAAAATGAGCCGCCGTTCCAATTTCCGCCTCCATTAAACGAGGCTGTTATAGCCGTAGTGGCGTTGGTTACGCTTGTTAAAATTACGTCTGATGACGTGCTGTTGACATGACCAATCGCAAGCCCATCGGAAAGGCTGTATAAAATCCTACCTCTCCTGTTGTCCCCGCTTCCAGTGCCAAAAGCCTGGCCATTTATGCGCAGGGGAACCGTTACGCCAGAAAAGGAAACCCTCGGCTCAACAATCAGATAATCATAGCTTGACAGATCAAGTCCAGAAAGACTGTATGTTACGGTTAAATCGCCGGAAGGCGTGTTTACTGTTCCTAAAAGCCAATTCCCCAGACGCAAGTTTTGCGGAACGCTTGCGTCTTTTCCCGCAACGGCTTCAATATTATCTCGAAACGCCTGCATAGTCGTTGCAAACGGCTTTGCGCCTACTGCAACAAGGCTATTGGGAATTGTTGTCCAGGCCATTATTTCACCTCATAGCCACGCGAATGGCAGGACATTGCCCGCGCCATCTTCGCCGTTTGCATCCACCCAAGCGCCGATCTCTGTGCTAGGCCGCGTGTCGTCATCCGCGACCCATTCCCAAAGCAATCCTGCGCTTTCGTTATCCTCTGCCACAAAAGCATACACCCCACCTTGCTCGACTGTCTCAGCCGATGTGATTAGCCATTGGCTAACGCGCTCATTCCCGTCTGCGTCAACATACAGGAAGTGACGCACGTTAGCTACATCGCCCGTCCAGAAGTCGGCAATGTCCTTGGCGGTCAGTTGGAAGGTGATATTCCGCCGCACATCGCGGAAGCGACGCAAATAGCTTGATGCCAGCGACAAAGCCAAGACGGGCTGCGTGATCCATCGGCAAAAGATTTCCCGAACCGCAGGCTCTCCGTATTGGCGTTCCTTGTCCACATCAATGACTACCTCGCCCCGGTCATAGCTGAACTTGTCGGTGATCCGCAGTGTTGGATTGCGCAGTCCATAATAGACATAGACCTGCGATGCCCGCTCTTTCGCCACCTCTTCCACGCTGAAGCTATCGGCGATGATGTCGCCCTCTTGCGTGATAGTTCTGGGCAGGAAGTTTGGCCGCTGGGCTTTGAGGATGATCTTTTGCACCCTCTCATCCCACCAAATATTGGCCTGTGCCTGTTGGCAGATTTCGCCCACAAGCTGCTCAACCTCTTCTGGGTCTGTCAGATATGCGGTGAAGTCAAATAGCTGCCGCCATTCGTCTTTTTCAGCATCCCACGCAGCCTTGTCGATATAGCTTGTCGGAATGCCGCCCCAGACCGTCAGCAGGTCATAGATAATATCCTGGAAAGGCACATTCTCATAAGCCAAGACGCGCTGCACTCGCGCTGCCTGCTTGTGCGCCGCAGCCGTGGTGTCCAATGCCCCGCGCGTTAGTCCGGTAAATTCGATATTGCTGCCCACAGTGGCCCGCCCGGTATAGGCGATAACCTCCGACCCGATCCTGACCCATCCGCTTGTGGGATAGTCCGCCAGCGCTGCCCCGGCCACTTGGAATGACGTTCCGCCGATTGCAAGGTCAAGCGTCAATGCCCCATTGGACAACGGCGGGGCGGAAACGTTGTTATCCGTCACCTTGCGCAGCACATCCTTGGCGGTGATCGCCACGCTTGAACGGCTCGCGTCAATCTTCTCGATGAAATACTCGCGCTTGATCATGTCGCCCAGCGCGTCACCGAAATACCCGTCATAAATCCGCATGACAAAGCCAGTGTGATACGGATTGCGGGCGAGCCATTTCGTCCAGAAACTGCCCTTTGTCGCCGGATCATAGCCCCGTCCAGACACATAAGGGTCAGTCTCCACGTCATTTGACGGGAAGTCCTTAAGCGCCACCTGCGCCACAGCCCGAAGGCCAAGCGGTGACATGTTGGAATTGCCCGATGCCACGTTAAGCACGGTTGGCGCGGTAGAAACGGCCATCAGCGCGGGAATTGCGGTGGAAGGCTGGAATGCCCCCGGCACATCAACGTAGCGGTTTGCGGCAGGCTTCACAAAGCGCAAAACGATTTCGTCTGTCAGGTCAAGCGCGGTGATGAACTTGCATGTGGCGTCCGTGTTGTAGCAAGGCGTCCCGGTCGCGTTGCAGGGGGCCACTCCAAACGTGCGGCTGCACTTTGGCTGGATGATCTCCACCACCTGCAATGGCTCTCTGGAGAAGTCGGTGTTGCTCATCCATCAAACCCCACGATAGACAAGCTTATCTCCATAAAGTCACGCAATCCAGAGTTTGAAGGCTGCGGGCTTTGATCCGTCCAGCACCAAGCCACGCTTTCCGGCATCCGCGCAGGGTTTTGGATTAGCCCGAAAGGCCGCTGCGGCAATGTCTTGGCGAACGGCTCAAAGTTGGTGCGATACCAAGCCGCTTCTAGAAGATCAAAGTTCAAGTCCGTCCGAAGCGCTTGCCGCTGGATGGTCCGACCCAGCCATTGGCCCGTTTCGCTTAGGCTGTGCCGTGTCTCCACAAGCCGTGTCAAGCCGATGGGCTGCACTCCGCCAAAGGCCGGATGCCGCATTTGCAGCGCAGGACCAGCGCGGATGATGCCGATCTCCGTGTCAGCCGATGCGCCCGTTAGCGTGATCCGCACCTCGCGCACGGTCAGAAGCAAGCCCGTTGGGCTGTTGAACATGGCAGCGATAGCGCTGTTATCGGTCGGCGCGATGGTCGCGCGCGTGGTATGCGCCCCGCCAACGCTTGCGGCTGTGCTGATAACTATCGTTGTGCCAGTGCTGCCAAGGTTGTGGCCCGCAATGAATACCGTGTCGATCTGCGCATCGGCTGCGGTCACGATAGTCCATGACGCGGGCAAAGCGCCGGGTTTCCATCGTTGCCAAGTGTAATCGCTTGCCGCCAATGCGCCATCCGTGCCGCCTGCGGTGACGGTCCCGGTGATGGGGTTCCAGAGGATGCGGGCATGATTAAGCGGGCGGTTTGCCCCTACGGTGTAGCCTGTTGTCGATAGCGTCATGATACCGTCGCCCGAATTGCCGCGCCGTTCCGGCTTGCCTCATTCAGTTGGCTTGCAAGCTGCCGCACAATCCGCTCACCGAAGCCGAATGGATCGTTGCTGATCGTGAAGTTGAGCGTCTGCGTTGGCGCTTGCGCCGCCGCTGCGGTGCCGGATGTGGCGGGTCTTGCGGCGCTTGCAACAGATGCAGTCCCTCCAGAAACAGCTCCGCCAGAAGATGCGCCCCCCGATCCGGGTTGTACGCTGCGAATGTTTTTGACCGCGTTTAGCCCGGTCGCCAAAGTCTTTGCCGCAGCCACAAGATTAAACGGAAAATCAAGTTTCATGGCGTTAGCAACGCCTTGCCAAGTGCTAACAAGCGCCTGCGCAATGGCGAATTTCTTTGACCCTTGGAACAAAGTGCCAAGCGCCCCAAGGACGCTCTGGACAGTGCCTTGCGTTGAGGTGACCGCAGCTTGTCCGAGTGTGTCAGTGGTCTGCGCCACTAGCGCTTGACTGTCTGCGATGCCTTGGGCCAAGCCCTGTCCAATGAAGTTACCAATCTCTTCAAACACACGAGAGGGCGACTGCACCTGCAAAGGCTCACGAAGCCATTGTGGCAAAAGATTGCCAAGCTCGTAGATCATTGCCTTAAGCTCTTCCCACTTTGCCATGATGCCATCCAAAAGCCCTTGGATCATCATGCTGCCAATTTCCATTAGCTGCTCTGGCAAGGTCCGAATGAATTCCATAAACAGCGTGAATTGTTCCTGCATGAAGAGGACCGCACTGCCGATGCCTTCCCGCACGTTCACGCCGAAGGCTTGCAGGACGCTATCAATCAGCACGAAAGGCGCGGACATGATCTCGCCCAAGGCTTCAAACGCCGCCCGAATGTCGCCGTCAAAGATCGCCATAAGCAA